ACCGGAAGTTAAATTCTTCTTTTTTAACTTCCGGTTCGATGTCTTTTTCGACCATCTCCCAAAAGTTTGAAGCTATAGAAAAGAGGTATGCTTGTAGGTTTTTATCTTCTACGATCTCTACCAGAGCAGACTCTTTCTCCGTCCACACCCAGAAATGGGCTTTAGAAGCCCCAGAAACGAACATCTGCCATTGAACCTGATAGAGGTAGTGCTTTTCTACAACGCCCTTTTTAGCGAGTTCTAGCGTGGTTTTGCTTTTTGGGCATTTGATCTCTAGAATTAGAAGGCCTTCAAAGTTGATACCGTCTAAAGAGGCTATACAGAAGTTTTCCTGAAAAACCTGAGGCATCATAACGTTGCCTGTTTTAGCGATATAGGCTTTTCGGGCGGTTTCTTCGTGTTCTGTTCCCCACATCATGGCGTTAGTCGGGAGAGGCTCTTCCTGTCTTCCTGTTTTCTCCATCCATAGGGTGTGAACGTCTTTCCAAGGAGAGACTCCGGCGATAACAGCAATATCGCTAGAGCCGATTCCTTTTTTACGGAAAGCGAGCCATTCGTTAGAGCCTTGAATTTGTGCTGCTTGTGCCATATTACACCGCCCTCATTTGTGCTACGCGTTTAATCTCGTTGATATAATAATCGAATTTATCGACTAAAAGATCTTTAAGATTTGTAATTTTGAAGAAAGCCAAGAATTTTTCTTTATCTGAATGAGTTTCTTCTAAGAGTCTTTCGATCTCTTGTAATTGAGCTTCCGAAATAGTGGAAGGTTCAATTGGTATTTCTTTCTTTACAATCGGTTCTTTGATATTAGGGTCTAATTCAATTTCATACTGAACATAGCAATTGCCGATTACGTCGGGAAAGAGCTGTCTTGCTAGGCGTGATAAAGCCCTAGCGTAGAGCATATCTCTTGGAAAGTTTTGCCAAGGGATGCTTCGCATAAGACCTGCCTTTTCAGCTTCTTTAATTGAGAAACTTTCAGTCCAACAGTCGCCTGTGTCTGATCTCTTGCCGTGAAGAATGCAGATAGTATCATCACTTTTTGTATCTCTTGTGATACTATGTTTTCTTGCTCGGATTAGAGCTGCCATCATTCTTGAGGATAGCTCGACTTTTCCTTTAACGAAGTACATTCCTCCGCCAAGAGCGATTCTAGGGTCGATGCCTAGGGCTTTAGCTGCTTCAACGACCGCAAAGATTCCGGCTGAGCCTAAGTTTTCATAGTGCTTTTCTTTCATAAGAGCTTCACACAAAGCTTTTGTGTCTTGAAACTCGACTAAACTTGTAGTATTCATCGTCATCATCCTTTGCCTGTAAACAGGCGTTAAGTGTAAAATAATTATTTTACTGTTTTCCTACAATCTAAATCTGTTTTAGAATGTATGGCCACAATTCTAATCAAATGGAAACTTTTTCCGCAACAAAAAAGATCAACTTTCATCAAAATTGTTCATTTCTCATAGAGAGAGTAAACAATATCTTTACGGAAAACTCTTCCGCGGTATATGATATTTAGAAAAAAAGGGCAATTCATGACGCTGGAAGAATATTTAGAGCTTCACAATATGAGTGCGAGATATTTCGCCAAGGCTATACACGTCTCACATACGACAGTAAACAGCATCATCAAGGGAAAGAGACCAAAGAGAGACGTTGCCTTTGAAATTGAGTCTTATACGCACAGGGAAGTAAAGGCTAAGGAGCTTTTGCTGCTGGAAAAGCGAAAACCAAAAATAATCTATAGCTAGAAAAGCTTTTATTTTGTATAGTTTTCGGTTTATGGCGAGGACTATATGGAATTATCAAAAGATGAGTATACAATTTCTGAGCTTGCTGAGGCTATCGGCAAAACTCGTGGGGCTATAGCTTTTGCGATTATGAGAAAAGCTCTTGTTGCCGGAAAAAGAGAAGGTAGATGGCGGATAAAGAAAGAAGATTATCAAGATTATGTCGCCAACAAATACAATACGGATAAACGCACCATTAACGGCGAGAGGGTCTTTGACGGTTCTTGTGGAAAATATTCCATACGCAGAGCAAAAGACTACGTTAATACAGCCATAAAAGAAAACGATCCAGCCGACAAGCATCCAATTACGATTCAAAACATTTATTATCAAATCAGAGCGGGAAGATTAAAAACCTATAAAATTGGCTATGATTATGTGATAAAAAAAGAAGATCTCGATGTATTTATTCCAAAGTACATTGCCTATAGAAAAGAGTTTTATTCGTATAAAAAAGCGATATAAGTAAAAATTTTTCTTTAATAATAATTAGCTTTCCTTTATTTATTCCTTAAGGGGATAGGAGGATTGCTAGTCATGTTTATATTTGAGATTCAAGGAACACCGATTCCGCAAAAACAGACAAAGTTTTTTCGGAGAGCAAATTTTGTAGGCACATACGATCCTTGCTCTAAGCAAAAAGAACAAATCCAATGGCAATCTAAGCCTTTTGCACCAACTCAGCCGTTATGCTGTCCGGTAAAATTGGATCTCACATTCTATTTTCCTGTCCCCAAATCTACTTCAAGCGTTCGGAGGCGACAAATGTTGAATCATGTGATTCATCATATAGTTAGGCCAGATGCTGACAACTGTGCCTATCTAATCACGAACGCTTTGAAGAAGATTTTCTACCAAGACGATTCTCAAATCATAGACCTGCATATCCACAAGCGTTACGGAGAATTTCCCAAGACCGTTGTCGTAATTACGCCGATTGAAGGGATAGCTCCAACGCAAGGGGAAAAATGCGATTGATTATAGATAAGAATGTTGAGGGAATGGACTATCAAGAGATTATTTTATCTAAAGAAGACCTACATAACCTATGTAATTTTACTGTGGTTGAGGAGTTCCGCTGTGGAATTTCACACCGACCATTAAACGTCTGTATAAGACAAGAAACAAATGAGGAATAGTATGCCGTTAATTAAATCAAAAAGCAAAGCTGCCATTGGCAAGAATATTAAACGAGAAGAAGAAGCGGGAAAACCAAAAAAGCAAGCGATTGCGATTGCTTTGAATGTTTCCAGAAAAGCAGGAGCTAAAATTCCTAAAAAAGGCAAAGCTCGTGGAAAAAAGTAGTCGATCTAAAAAGATAGAAGAGCCAGAAATTAAGAAATTGCAAAGAGTTGTTAAACAAGTTCGTGAAGATAATTCTTCTACAGCTAGAAATATTAGTAAAATCGTGCTAAGCTTGCAAAAGAAGCTTTCCAGCCACGATAAAGTTTTAGAAAAGGTTTTATTTACGAATGAGTGTGTTGACGAAAAGCTTTGTGATTTAATTCACGCTATTGCGAGCAACACATTTTTAAACATGTATTATCCCCAAAAGGAGAAAAAAAATGAAAGTAAAGGTTCTTGAGTATGTAGATCTCCCGCCGGGAAAGTTTCAGATAGCGAGCGCTACTGTTGAAATTGTACTAGAGCTGAATGTTTTCCGATTTGCTGGAATTAAAGTCTGTCAAGGAAAGTCCGGAAAGAAGTTTATTGACTTTCCGAAGAAAATGAAAATGAATCCTTCGACGAACAAGTGGGAAACAGAAACAGCCTATATTTGGTGTGACGACGACACTAAAAAGGTTATTGAAGAGGCTGTTTTGGAAGGAAAAGAGGGCTTTGATCCTACTAATGAAGAGATTGGGCCGTTTTAGCTATTTAGAGGCTATAGAATCAATTTTAATATGTGTAGGCTATAGGTATAGAGGCCCTGTTGAGATGATAGGCTAAACAGCCCGCAAAAGGGCTGTTTTTTAAGGTGGACGTCTGTTTAGTCTTCTTTGTTGAGTTCGGAGGCTATATAAATGAAAAAACAGACAACAGAGGCCGTTGCCACGAAAAAGAATGGCAGAAAATCCATAATAGGCTGCCTTCAGCTAGAACAGTGAATGGCTAAGATTATAAACATTATCATAAGTAGGAAGCTTGACCATTCTGCTTTCGACAGATGTTCTTGTTTATTGACAAGTCTCATAATTTCCTCTTCGTTATTGTTTTTTAACATTAAAGTTGCTGCTCCGCATCTCTCTGCGCACGGTTTTTGTAATCAGGTCTAGCTAAAACTGCAGCCACAAAATCCTCTCGTGTCTTTGGTGGTAATATATCTTCTTCTAAAAACTTTGGAGTCCATTCTGCTTTCATTCTGTCGTAGCAACTATCGCATTTTTGTTTAATCGACCACTCAAGCCTTCTTTCAATTTCACTTTGAACGTCAACAAGATCGTTAGCGAGCAGATCTAGATCGGTTTGCGTAATCTCAAAAAGTTCTACTTCATCTATATAAATTTTCATAAGTTCCTCTTATTAACATTCTAAATTTCCATAAACAAAAGTATTCATATTGGCGTCTCCGTAAACATCGACAACTTTTGTTCCACCACTTATTTTAACATAAAATGTAGCTGTATCACCTGCGTCCATATCCACTAAAGACGAAACGCTTACAGTGAGATTGTTAGCGGAATTTTTTACTACGCCTGGATTTGATAAATAATGGAAATAACTTCTGTTTGATGTAACAATTGTGGCCTCACTATAATTCATAGCCGCGGCCAAGTCAGTTAATGTTGCCGAAAAGCCTAACGTATATCTTCCTGTTACAGGCGCAGTAAAAGTTCCATTAACATTAAAATCAGAATTTTGATCAAAAATTTCTGTAAAATTCACAGAAGATCCTAATGTATAAACTTTTGCATCACCTGTTACATTGCTAGCTGTAGAATTTTGTCTAGCCAGAAAAGCTGGCTGTAGAGGCATCGTCACTTCGCCTGCTCCTGTTATCACTAATACATCAGTCCCTCCAAGCAATACGCTTGAACAAATTTTATATTTATCAGAATCGCTGTTGTCAATTCCATTAGACCATCCCTTAACACCACTAATTCCATAAGTTATAAAAGCATCGCCACCACCAGCTCCGCCAGAACTAATTGACAATCCAGAACTCGAGCCTGCATTTGTGTTATCAGTGTTAAAAATGCTTTGATAAAAGAAACTTCCAACTTGACTTTGTTGTGCTGAAATTATAGCAGCTGTCTCATCTGCCCCAGTCCCTACATGCAGACCAGCGGGCAAATCTGCCCTACCTGTCCAAGAGATTGATGCTTTAGATGTTAAAATTCCGTCTGTATTACTATTCGTGTCATTATGAGCCAAATATAATGTTCCATCTTGGTTGTTTCCCGGAACATCTATCAACCCAAATCTGCATATCCCTCCATTGGCCGTCCTAGAGGTCAAATAAATCGATGCCGAAGCTAAACCTTGTGCTTCATCAAAAGCCTCAATGTGTGGAGCTAGCCAATCTCCAGAAGCCCATTTAGCTGCATTATTATAATATGAGACTAAATGACCTTGGGTATTGCCCATGGATGCACCACCAACAATACATTCTACGCCAGACTGAATCGCTACTACGCTAGAAGAAAACGTTGTCACATCTGTTGTTCCTAAAGCTGCTGAATTTGAGATTACAAGCTTATCCGAATTGCTGTTGTCGATTCCTATTGAAAAAGTCCCAGCCCCCGCAACCAGAAAATTAACGTATGGGTCACCCGTGCTAGTGCTGCCCCCTACTGTGACTTGTACGTGAGCTGCTGAGGCTGCTGCGCTATTGTCTGTGTTCGATACCGTTAAAGCCCTATCTGTTCCAGCGGTCGCTGTCGTTACTAGAAAATCTTCGTACGCAGAGTTATTTAGACTGTTGTTGATATACGCCATTTTATCCTCATGTAACCGTTAAATTTCCGTTATACCCGATTGCCAGCCATCTAGTGTCAGCCGTCACACAAAGTAACATTACCCTATCACCCTGAGCCATCGAAGCTAAACTCCCCCCAGCTCCTGCCGTTGTCTCTCTATTTCCTAATCTTATCTGCTGTCCTGCACCCTGAGTGATCGTCCACGATGTCGCCCCGTCCAATGCCACCTCAAGTTCTGTTCCTTGTGCTGCTGTCGCTGGAAGTCCAAGAGTTAAATTTCCTCCAGCTGCAATGCAAACATAGCCGTTATCAACAACCATGTTAGCTACGTTAGCATCAACAAAGTTCCATGCTGCTCCAGCTCCAGTATTCGTAATGGTTATCGATCCCGCTGCATTCGAAATGGAGATTCCTGCTCCAGCCGTTAGCGTTCCAAGCTGAGGAAAATCTCCAGTTTTTCCAATCAGAATTTGCCCATTTGACGGTTCTGCCGTCGCTTGAATATCCCCAGCACCATTGCCCAACAATATGCCGTGAGAGGTAAGAGTACTAACTCCTGTTCCACCTTCTGTTACGTCTAAATCATTGAATAGAGTAATTACACCTGCATTTGTCGAAGCTATTATAGCATCACCCTCAGACGGATTCGCTCCATTAGTCAACTTGATCTTGTCCGAATCTGAATTGTCAATTCCCCATGAATAAAGACTTGTTATCCCGATACTCATTGATAAAAATGCATCACCACCTGTCGCTGGAGTCTGAACAGCAACAATTGCCTGTGAACCGGGATCTGTATCCGTGTTCTCAACAGCTAGAAACCTAGGCGTTGCTGCTGTCGAATTGGTAAATGTAAAATTCCCATCGGCACTTGTCCCAAATGCGGGATCTGCCCCGGTTGCACCGACTAATAATTCCCCTGTCGCTCCAACCGCTATTGGAGTTATCGCTGCCGTTCCTGAGCCGACTAATACCGCATGGTCTAGCAATGTTGCTACCCCAGTTCCGCCTCCAGCAACTGTTAGCAGTGTAAAGTCAAGATTTCCTGATCCATCTGTCGTTAGAGGATAGCTTGCTGTACCATCGGCAATCGGAAATTCATAAGCATTAGAAAAAGTTATAGCTCCTGTTGCACTCGCTATCGCTAAAGCTTCTGTGCCAGAGCTTGGATCTGAAGATGTCGTTATCTTTAAAAGATCTCCGTCAGAATTATCAACGCCAAAAGAATAATTTGGGCCGCCTCCACCTGAGGTCTCAAATCTAACATAATGGTCATCTCCGCCAGCAGGCGTTCCTAAATGTAAAAAAGCCGTTGAACCAGCAGCTCCGTCAGCATTGTTCACACCAAGGTATCTAGGCGTTGCTGGAGTTAAATTAGAAAAAGTAAAGTTTCCATAAGCTATCGTTCCAAAAGCAGGATCAGCTCCAGTAGCTCCGACAAGTAATTCTCCCGTATTTCCAACGGCTATGGAATTTATATCATATGCTGCTCCAGCCACTAGCACTGCATGTTCTGGCGTTACGTTCTTTCCTTGGTCATCTAAGGTATCTAGAGCTGCCTGTACGTTGGTATCAGCTGCTGATAGCCAAGCATCAAAGTTTGTTGTGTCTGTAATCACCAAAGACGCAATGTTTGTCCCCGCTGTCGATAGCGTTGATTTGAGAGTAGTCTTTGAAATAATAACTTGGACAATAGCATCCGCTGATTGTGAAAAAATAATGTATCCCAACTGACAGGTTTCGAGCATAGAAAGTTCAGCACTTGATCGAGCGATTGTATTATTGGAGATTGCGTTCTGAGCTAAGACAAGATTGTTATATTGAGATGTGTCTAGAACGGCATAATAAACTGGAGTAACAGCATTTAAGTTGTCTTTTGTGACATATAGCGTATAGACGGCAAATTTAGTGGCTCCCAAAGCTGTTGGGGTTCCAGCGTTATTATAAACGCCAAGAAAGGTATTAGTGACATTATATGTAGCCCACTTTCCAGCAGCTGTGGTGTACATTTTATGCCATGTTTCAGCAACACCGCCAGAATCTGGAATTGTCGTTTCTAAACCGTGATCTGCTAGATAGTCTTGCCCATTGATCTGGATTCCTTGCGTTCCATTAATGACAATGTTTGCTCCGTTATTGTTGTTTTCAATAACGCTTCCAACAACATCGTGTAAATAATTTGATGTCTCTACGGGCATCGTATAAGGATGATTTTCTTTTACTGTAAGCTGGTTATTTGTAACAGGCGTTGAATCTCTTAAACACTCAAATAATACAATATTGTCTTCGTACAGAGCGTCTGTTCTTGTGTCAACTTTTCCGATCGTTCCTGTACTATCCATGTAAATATAATAAGTATTTCCAGCGGTCATGCCTGCTACAGTTTGCGGGCCAGTCCAAGTAATCGGAACGCCCTTTATAAATCCTGTTCCACCGACTAAAACTGTGAAGCTTCCTAATGTGGTATCATCAAAATAAGGGCCACCGGCACTCCACGTTCCAAAGCCCGTATCTGTCTGCAATACAATCTGCGTGTCTACGTTAATTGTTCCAGCGCCATTTGTAACGACTAAAGTCTGTCCTGTTGAAGTAATGTTTCCAAGAACAGGATCAGCCCCTGTTGAACCAATCGGTATCTGTCCATTTGTCGCTGCTGCTAATGACGTTAAACTTCCCGTGGCATTTCCCACCTGTAAACAATGATTCGTTGTTCCGTCTACATTGAGAGTAACTATGTTTCCTGCGCCAACACTTCCAATATTATTTCCACCTAAAATTTTTAATGTTCCAGCTAAAGGCGAAGCACTTCCAGCATCTGTCGTATAAGTCGTTGCAATAGTTCCGCCTGTTGCAAGATTAATTGTCCCAGCCCCCGGACTTATGATTATAGTTCCAGTGGTAGAAGTAAGAGATCCGGGTATAGGAGGATTTCCCGTTGAACCTATGTAAATCTGGCCATTGTTCAAAGCTCCTAACCAATTTATAGCGTTAGTCGTTCCAGTACCAACGGCCATGCCATTAAGCGTTTGAACACCCAATTTAGCTTTGAGAGAAGAAGGATTAACAACATGATAATCGGTCGCAGTTCCATCGATAACCTCTGCATCTGTCGCTAACTCAACAACGCCAATTTGCGCATCTGTAGCAGTGATTCCAGAAACAGTAAGAACATTGCCGGGGCCTGTTCCTGAAGTAATAATTCCATTGCTTCCAGTGATATCAATTGTTCCAAGAACATCTGGAGTTACCGCAGGAGCTCCGGAATCTGATTGAAGAGTCCCAAGGCCTGTAGTCGTAGAAGAGATTGTAACAACGTTTCCAGCAGCACTAGTGTTTATACCAGCTCCGCCTAGAATTTCAAGCGTATTGCCAATGGGAATGGCATTACCGGCGTCAGTTACAAAGTTTGTTGGAACATCCGGTGTAATCGCACCTGCTTCTAGTGTACCCGCTTGGGACATAGGTTGCTCCTATGCGTCTTTAGAAATTTCTAGCTTTCTAATGAGCAAATAAATGTTCTCAATCTTCTTTGTAATTATATTAATTTCTGCCGATACATTGTTGTATTTAAGAGAAGCATTGGATGCGTCTGTTGCAATTAGATCTATTTCTTTTTTTATTTGATCTCTTGTAGTAGCAACGATTTTGTCTAAGTCTAAGGATGGTAATTTTTCTTTAATCGTCGCTGTTACATAGTTTTGTAAGCTTCTATGCATTGTGTCTATGCGATTAGCAAAGACTTCTTTTAGATTTTCCAGAGAAGAAGTAAATGAATCTTCGGCGGCAATTAAATTGTCACAGACAGATTTTAAATCTCTGGTTTTTTGCTCAACAGAATCAGCAGAAAGAGCAATCTGAGCAATAGTCTCTTCATGCCCTTGCAGCCTACCTTTTATCAAAGAAATATCAGATTTAGTGTCAGCAATAAACTTTTGAAGTTCATATTTTTGAGAATCTAAATCAGACCTAAGACAGTGAGTTTGTACTTGATTTTTTAACAAAGCAACTTGTTCATTGGCTAATCTCATTGCTTCAGATAATTGTTGAAGCGATGAGTTTTGCTCGGCAAGTTTCTCTGTTATTTTTGAAACTGCAGAAGTATTTTGAACTGGAGCGGGAGAATTTACTTTAAGAGAAAGTTTCTCAATAGATTTAGAAGATTTCTCATGAACATCATGAAAGCCTTTTAACATCGACTGAATTTCTTTTATTGACTTTTCTAATGCAGAGATTCTTTGATCTACTCCTTGAATAAGAATAAGACCGTCTGTGAATTTAACATCCAAACGATCTATTCTTTTCATTCTTTCGATTTCATCTCCGCTTTTTCCAAAATATTCTGCTTGAGCCATATTACTGTCCTTTTACGTAAGTACATTCAACCCATACGGCCCCTTCAGTAGGAGCTGTATACTGTTTAACAGAGACAACAATTCCTTCTGGATAAGCTAAACATCCCTCGTTAGGATGGCTGTTTGATGTATAGTCATAGAGAACAAAACTCTTGGCTGGAACAATCCACTTTCCAGCAGCATCGGTAGTATCATCCGTAAAGATCATATCTCCGTCTGTTCCGTTAATAATCCGCAACATTCTTACTTTGTGCGTAAAAGCTGCTCCCACTGGATTATAAGCAGCGCCGATGCCTCCGAAGGCAAGGGCGCGAAGAGAATCAGTGTGAGCTAAAATACATCCTAAAGGCATATTTTACTCCTTAAGCGGGGTTAACGATTAACCAACAGATTTTTGAAACGTCTGTGTTTTCGATGCCTGCGCCTGTTGGGGCATAAGATGTAATAGTAAAAGATCCTGCTGCAGGAACGGCTTCTAGAACACCAAGGTTTGCAGATCCGTTTGCATCATATCTTGTGACGAAAACTTCAGAGTTTACAGTGCAAACAGCGGTTGTAACGGTGACGTCTCCGGCTGTGAGAGTTACTCTCCCCATAGATGGATCAGCTCCGCCTTCTTGTACTTTAAGACCATATCCTGTTGTGTTGATAATCAAGTCACCCGAATTAACCGTTGTAGCGCCTGTAATGCCTGTGACACCTGTGACTGTAACTCCACCTGCTCCAGCTTGAACGACCGTTGTAGAACCGCCGTTTGTAGATCCCAACGTAGTTGTATGTGCTGTAGCAGAAGCTCCAACACTTACACCACCAGTTCCGCAATCTACAGTAGTAGAGCTTGTGCCTGTGACGTTGCCAATTGTGATGTCTCTTTGAGCAGCGCCTGTACCAATATTGATAGCAAAAGCATCTGCGTCGCTACCGATTCCGATAGCTGCCGCTGAACTGTTTAACTCTAAAACGCCTACAGCATCTAAAGTTAAATCACCACCTGCTGTGGCTGTTATTGCGTCGGTAGAAGTAATTGTTACGTCACCGCTTCCTGATTGAATTGTTGTTGCGGAAGTGGTATCTGTTGATCCAACGGTTACAGTTTTGACTCCAGCTCCAGTTCCTACGTTAACAGCGTTAGCTGTGGCGTCTGCAGAAATGTCGAGTTGACCTGTTCCTGTAGTTAAAGCAATAGGCCCGTTGGTCGATGTAGCTAAGGTAATACCAACTGAACCCGATTGAATTGTTGTTACAGAAGTTGTATTGGTTGATCCTAAGGTTACGGCTTTAACTCCTGCGCCTGTGCCAAGATTTACGGTTGTGGCTGCAGCGTCAGCAGAAACATCAATTTGGCCTGTTCCGCTTGTTACACCAATAGTTCCGTTAGTTGATGTTGCAACTGTGATTCCACCGCTTCCTGATTGGATAGCTGTCGTAGAGGTTGTGTTTGTACTACCTACGGTTGTTGTGTGAGCGTTTGCAGAAGCTCCAAAGTTAGCTCCTCCTGTACCACAATCGACGGTTGTTGTAGATGTAGTATCGGTGCTTCCTACAGTTGTTGTTTTAGCTCCAGCACCTGTGGCTACATTGACAGTCGTTGCAGCTGCGTCGGCAGAGATATCAATCTGTCCTGTGCCACTTGTTACAGCTACAGGGCCATTAGTAGAAGTTGCAATCGCAATCCCTATAGATCCAGATTGAACAGTAGTTGTAGAAGTTGTATTAGTTGAGCCTAAAGTTACAGCCTTTACGCCAGCGCCTGTACCAAGATTGACAGTCGTATTGGTTGCATCGGCTGAAACATCAATCTGTCCTGTGCCAGAAGTGATTGCAACAGGGCCGTTTGTCGATGTAGCTAAAGTAATACCTGTAGAACCGGAATTAATAGTTGTTGTAGATGTTGTGTTTGTGCTACCCACTGTTACGGTTTTTGCGGCAGCGCCTGTTCCTAGTTTCACGGCTGTTGCAGCTGCATCATCGGAGATACTTAAAGCGCCTGTGCCGGAATAAATTGCAAAGGCTCCGTTTGTTGTTTTATATGTTGAACCTGTTGTTCCCGCGGTAATGTTAACAGCGGTTGCGCCTGTTGCGTTACCCATTGTAATAGTTTTTGCGACTCCATCTGTACCTATGTTAATCGCGCCTGTTCCAGTTACAATGGCCATTGTGGCATTTGTTGTTGTGATTGTATTTCCGCCAGAACCTGTGTTGATATTAACCGCTGTCGTCCCTGTGACGTTACCGATAGTAATATCTCGTTGTGCAGCACCTGTACCAACATTAATATCTTGAGCATCCGCATCGTTACCAATAGAAATAGCACCAAGTGAACTATTTAATTCTAAGACTCCGTCGGCATCGAGTAAAAGTGTGTCATCAGAATTAATTGTAATGTCACCTGTGCCTGTAGAAGCTAAAGCAATCCCGCCTGTTCCAGAACTAATTGTTACGGAAGTTGCTCCTGTAGTATTACCGAAAGTATTGACGCTTGCTCCTGTGGTTGCTAAAGTTGTAGCCCCAACAGATGTTAATGTTGTAGTTGCGGTGATACCTGTAGTTGAAGCAATAGATCCGGGAGCAATAAAGGCTGCTGGAATGGAAAATGTGATTGTATGAGTTCCGGCAACGCCTGTTGCTGTAATTTCACTAGCAGTTCCAAGTAAATTAATTGTTCCGCCAATAGGGGTAATCGCGCCTCCGACATCTCCTGTAAGAGTATCAACGTTTCCAAGAGAAGAAGCTAAGACGTTCCATGTAGCTACGCCTGCTGTAACGTCGACTAGACCATAATAAACGTCTCCTGTTGTATCCACCCAAAGCTGCCCGATCGGATATGCGATGTCGGTTGCTGCTGGCGCTCGTGTAGCTACGACTGTAGCCGGGGGAACTTTTGCAAATGGTTGAGGAAATCCGTAAAAATTTTGTTGATTAGTGGGCATACTTGCTCCGGGTTGGGTTCAAATTATTATTATATACTATAAATATTTTACTTACCAATAAATTAAAGAAAAGAATCTGTCTAGGAGAATTTGACTAAATACAGTAAAATAAGAAGAAATGGAGAAAAATATGGAGTTTTTGTTTATTATTTTTATTGCATATCTAATGTATAAAAGTCAGAGAGAATCTGATAGAATATATAATGGTTGGGACTAGTCTATTAATTCATATCTGGGAGTTTCCTCTTCAATTCCTTCTTCTTCAGATATTTTATTAAATCTTTTTAAAGAGTTCAGAGTTCCTCTAACTTCATTTCTAGAAGCGTCTTTTAATACATCTTGCCAAGCCTTTCGATATCCCGGATTTCTTGCGAGAGCAGCTGTAAATTCTGCTATTTTTGCTGCCGTTGCTCCGCCTATCGCTCCTGTGAGCCCTAAAGAAGGCATTAAAAGTTTACCAATTAAAGCTCCCTCACTGCTCAAAAGTTTGTGATTTCTTATAAACTTTTCTATGGCAGAAGCCTCGTTTAATCCTTTATGAATTGAATTAGCTTGTCTGTATACTTGACTAAATTCTGGATTGGTTTTTTCAAATTCTCCTATTGTTTCATCAATAGTAGATCTAAGACCTTTCCAATAATTTTCTGATCCTTTTAGTTGATCTTTTGTAAATTCTTTTGATATTTCATTAACGTCTCTACGAAATTGCATTAGATCTTTAACGGGGACGGCTCCGCCTTGGGCTTTTCCTCTTATTTCATTAATAGCATCATTAATTCTAGATTTTGGCCCGGTTTTTAAACCTTCTGACATTTTTCCTTGTAATTTATCAATTCTAGAAATGAGATTTTCTGTTGGAAGAACAACATCTTTGGAAAGCTCTTCTGCTTGAGAATACAACCCTCGAGAAATCTCTTTCATTGATTTTCCAGTAATTCTATGCGTAAGTAAGCCGGCGCCAATTACAGCAGAGGTTTTAACCCAATCAGGAAGGCCTGTTTTACTTATTCCTACCGCAACAGATGCAGGTACAAAAGCAGCAAGACCAGTTCGAAAAAGAGAATGTACTAAATTAGCACCTTCTAGGGGGCCGCCTAATCCCAAAATAGATCCTAATGCTCCTGCTGTTTCTCCGAGAATTTCTTCACCTGTTCCTTGAGGTATAAATTGTTCTCCCGCTAATTTCTCGAATCCTTTTCCAATAGTTTCAGATGTAGGAAGAAATTCTTTTGGTTTTTGTACTCCACCGATTGATTGAGCTAATTGGAGAATATCTCCGGGAGTTCCTACTAAGCCTCCAGCAAGCTTTTTTAAAGCTACTCCAGCGGGCCGTCTTATTTCTTCAATGGTAGATTCTTTTGGCTGCCATCCAAAAAATCCAAAATCTTTAGCAACTTTTTCTAGTTTAGGTATAACTTTTGGAGATTCATCATCAATTAATTCGTAAGGCATTATTTTACCTCAACCCAATTTTTTCCATTACTTTGAAAAGTCTTACCTGTTTTTGTGTCTTTTATCTTTTTGCCAGAAGGAAAATCTGTTGCTTTGGGAAGAGATTCAAATTGACCAGCTTTTAATGCTTTTCCCTTTCTAGAATTAATTTCATCATATTTTTCTTTAAGTTCTTGTTCTTTTTCGATTGTATATTTCTTTAAATCTTTGTTTACAATTCTAGAGATATTAGATGGCAACTTACCTTTATATTTATCTTCTAAATTTGAATATAGTTCTTCTTCTTTTTGAGCAATATCTACTCCAGTTTGCATTGCAGCAGAAATCTTTTCATTAGCTTTAGGATCATATCCAGCTCTTGGATAGGATTCAGCTAATTGTTTTTCTATAAATTGATTAGGACGACCGCCTTTAATCGTTCCAATGTCTTGCAGTAAAAATTCCTTTACAGCAGAAGTCAATGCGGCAGAAGATTCGTTTTTAAAATATTCGTTTCCAGTGTAATCTGCCCAAAAGTTTCCTAAATTTTTTAAATCATTATTCTTTAAAGCGTCTTGTATCCTCATCATAGCGATTCGTTTATTTGGCAATTCACTTCTAATTGTTTCTATTCTTTCTCCATATTTTTTATTAGATTCTAAAGCTGTTTTTGCTTCGTGATAAGATTCACTCTCAAATTGTTTGGCCATTTGAGGAAATCGAACAGATAATTTTGCTTTTTGTTGTTGAGATAACGTATCCCATAAAGGTTGTTCAACTTTGTCTGGAGAAACAGCTTGTTCACCTTCTAGTTGAGGCTCACCTTCTTGTGCGGTTGGTTGTATTGGCTGGTTATTTTGTGTTTGTGAACCTAAAACATCTTGTAAGGAGGACATCTTAGCTTCTTCTTTTAAAACGGGAGAATATAAAGAGGCTACAACAGCAGCTTTTTCTTTTGGTAAAGAGCTAATTAATGCAATCCGTTGCATAGGTGTTAGATTTGGATTTTGAAGCTGTTGCATTGTTGATCTATCCATGAATCCTTGCCCAATATCTGATCCTGCTTTGCCTAATACATTAGCTAATTGACTTCCAAAGGAAGGGACTGCTGGCAATATCTGTACCATTATCGACCTCGCGATTTAGCTTTTTTTCTGATTTTTACTGAAGGAGCTGCGCTTTCATATCTTCCTATTCCTCGATCCTCATATCGCACTGGCTCTTGAGGCATAGTTCCTTTCTTAAATTGACTGGAAAATTTATCTTTCTTTTTCATAATAAATCTGGGTTGAACATTCCATATTTAGGCGAATAACCATAGCCTGAAGGAATTGATTGTTTAGCAGCTTGTGATTTAGCCCATTGTCCAGAGCCACTAGATATCATGCCTCTACCTACATCCCCAGCAGTGCCTACAGCAGATAATAACAATTGCTGCCAAAAAGGTTGTTGCTGCGGAGTCCAAGCAAATTGATTTGTTCCTGCGCCTAGTTGAGATTGGCCCATACCCAATTGTCCCATTCCACCCGCAGCTTGTAGTTGAGCATTCGCCAGCATAGAGGCAATGTCCGTATTAAGATTAGCTCCACCTTGAGCAAGAGCTTGATTTAAAGCACTTGAACCTTTAGCTCCAGAACCAAAAGCATTCATAATCGTTGGCATCGTTTGTTGCTGGAATCTTTGTTGGGCTTGTTTAGCAAAAGCTTCGCCAGCACCACCGCCGGGAAGAAATTGAGCGTAGCCTTGAGCTGCTTGTCCTAAATTTCCGCCAGCTTGCCCTATTAATTGACTGAGTAAAGACTGTTGTTCCGGAGTTACAGCCTGCAGCTGTTGATATCCACCGTTCTTTGACTGGCCCATGCTTTCACCTATATAGTTTAAATTTGAATTATACCACGTCTTGATATTCCATTAATACATTTTTACTTTGTTTGAACCCATGTTTCTTGAAAAATTTTTCATTCGTCGTAATCCAGAAAATTTTTGGCGTATTGATCTTCTTCTTAAGCGCAGCTAGAAAGTCTAATACCATTGGGATAGCTTTTCCCTTTCCCCAATAGTCTTTGTCGACAGAAAAAGTATTCACAAACATAGTTCCATCTAATAGGTTGATATCGGCCCATAAGAAGCCATGGATCTTCTTTTCTATGTCAACTAGGGCATATAGCAAGTTCAATGGATTGTCAACTTGTAGTTCCTGATATTTGTAGAACTGCTCCGGAGTAAATGTCCTGCCTTTGACATTCTCGATTAGCTCTATTGGAATTAGTCTTGGTATCTTAAGTCTGATAAATTCGAGTTGACCGGAATTTCCGGCAAGCTCATTTTCTTTTACTATAGTAGTCATATTGGAGTCCTTATTGAGTTCCTACGATTCTAATATTGAAGTTGCCTGTTTTTCCTGCGACCGAATGCTTAACTTGGAAGTTGGTCGCAGTTGAAGTTATGGTTAATGTAGCTCCAGCCCAAATTCCAGCTGTTCCCGGAACAGATATGGGGGTGATAGTTCCAATTTGAGAGTCCGAGCTCTTTAGGAGACTCGCTGTAAGCGCAGGAAGACCTGAGGAGGCTCCTGAGATGGCTATTGCGAAAGCTCCGAAATTGGGCAAGTTTGGTATGTTCTGAGCGATATCGGTAATTGGAGCTGTAAAATAGTTTGGATCTTTCGAGTTTACGGCAAAAGCAATGTCTTCATATAGCCTATTCATATAAGGAATGAATAAATCCTTGTTCTCCGGAACAATTGTATTTGGCGGCAAGCTAGGTTGTTGAATGACCGGAGGATTTGTCGTCATGGAGTTAACCTTCCTGCAGGTCTAACCCAAAGAATAAATCCAAGAAATTGCATATCCGAATCTTCATTGGGATCTATTTGCATTTGCACGAACTCGCCTATCAAATTCAAATAGATTCGCTTAAAGGCATATTCAGAGTTCGATGGCCCGTCTAAAGTCAGAGTTCTCGTTGCCGCGAAATTTGTGCTGTTGTCGACAAAGAAATTCAAGGTTACTTGAATTGGATCTGTCGGATCTAAGGAAGAGATATAATAATAGATGTCGATATAGCCGAATTGGACTTTCTGTCCCATTTCAACAAGTGGATTCCAGCGAGTTGTCTTAACATCTATCTCAAAAGAAGTTCCATCATCTGTAACTGCAGTATCGTCATCCATCAAATAGACATGTCCGCTAGTATCTCCGGCTAGTAGTATAGGAGCTGCTTTTTGCGTGAAATAGGAGTTCCATGCAGCGTCGGTGTCATCCCACGCTTGGATTAATTGAGCCCAAGTAGTTCCTGATTGCTTATAATAAATTCCAAGGCATGTTAAGGGAATGCTCCAGCTATATGTGGCCCATGTGTTCTCTAGAAAGTTATAAATTAACGCTTTATCTGATCCGGGAGCAACTCCATCGACTAAGGGAAATTGATTCTCTTGAGAGACATATAAAGTCCAACCCTGACTTAAGTTTTCATATCGTTGAGAAAAAGCCTGTGAGTAATATTGTTCGCTAAAATTTGTCTCATAATAATCAATGATAGAAACATCATATCTTTGGACATTGACTCCATCGCAAGCAATAAGTCCAGTCTGTCCAATTGAAGTAACTCTCTCGTCATAGGCAATAGAGGCATAAGGAGAATTAGTCGATTTGCTGCTGTTGACTTTATCCCATCTAAAAGGATTAGATTCACTTCCGGTATATCTAAATATCCATGTGCTATTTGTGAAAAAAACAACTAGGACATCTCTGATAAATTCTACGGATTGAATGATATCTCCTGTCGGAGCTGCTAAAAATCCGCCATTCCCAGCAGTATCTGTAATCGTATTTGTCGGATTGCTAATAGCACTCCAATAGATTGTTTGATTCTCCGGAGTAGCCGAACTACTCAATGTCGGTCGAATGTAAAGCATCCTTTGCTTATAGACTTGTGTGTCTAGGCATCTAACGATCTTTACCGTATGTGGCGTATCTGTCCATAGATCTGGCTGAGAAGATACAGCTCCATCATACAATGTGACTGGATCTAGATTGTTAGTCATATAGATATATGACGCAGCTCCAGCACTTGCTTGCCAATTCGTATAGTTGAAGAAGTTGACTATAGTTCCTGAAAAATCAACCGGAAGAACAATATTAACATAGTTCCCAGTTCCCGGATCGTATTTATATAAATGAGCTGTCGTCGCAACAAGAAGGTAAATGCTGCCGGAAGCCTCATCTATATATTTCATAATACCCATTACCGGCTTTCCATCTGCTATGTCTTTTCCGAATTGGGTATATCCATTTCTCTTATTTACTGTTCCCCGATAGATATATGCGTTAGTTAAAGGAGAAAACGCCTCAGCCGGTCTTATCCACGGCTGAAGATACGTGTTAATACCTGTCTTGAACTCAGATATGAGAAATGGCTTATATGGAATAGACATCTAGTTGCCTATGGCTAAATAATAAATGTCTTGGTTTCCTCCGTTGGAATAAGCAACGAAGTTAGCCGCGGCTATTGCTCCAACTCCGACAACTCTAGATGCTGTTCCTCTTCCGCATATTTGCACTGAATAGCAATGAGCAAAGGCTGTTGGGAAAGTTATTGTTGCTCCGGCTACGGTCGCTGTTCCTACTCCATATTGGAGGATTAATCCTCCGGAAGCAGTTGCTTGGCTGGCTGTAACAGAATATCCAGTAAGTTGTGTTGCGATTGCGCTATTTGCAAAAAATAACTGGCTTACTCCAGCTACTTTTTTATCGTAAACAACGCCTTTATCTCCGGCAACAACAGGATCTGCCCCAAGTGGAACGTTTAATGTAACTTGCTTGTGAAATCCATCTCCATTTCCAGTTCCTGTATTAAAGGCCGTATGGTCAATTGCGAATTGGGTATTAAGCTGAATGAAGTTGCCGAGGATTTGAGATTGGCTATTAGATATTAGATCCCCGGGTTGTGGAATTGCTGCATTATATACTGTCATATTAGAACCTTGGTACGGATTGTTGACTATTAAGTTGTTGGATAGTTCGACCTAGAGATACATTCTCTTGTCTTTTGAATAGGCTATAGTATCTCTCGTAGTTCTCTAGATCTCCTCTGTCGGAGAAAATTTCTAATGCAGCTCCATAAGCTATTAGAGCTCCCCATTCTTCCTGCATTGCCACATCTGTAGCTAAGGCTAGTCCAATAGGTTTGATATAGCCTTCTAATCGAATTTGATATACTTGGTCTGGAACTGGCCTCAATGTAAATTGATTCTGAAAGAACAACATTCCTTGGGGTCTATTGCCACTATATCCTTGATATTTCGCATATATAGTTGAACTAGAACTGGGGGCAGCTGTGAATGTCACATCGTATGCGCCTGTTACATAATTGATAGTTCCAAAGCCATCTCCGGTGAAAGTTCCGGCGCCATCGTCTTGCAGAACTTGGGTTCCGTCGGTAATGAACAGAGTCCCCATGATTAAAGGTGGATTTTGAAGTCCACCTGTAAAATTAACTGTAATGCCGTCTCCCGTCGTAAGATTATCAACCGCGTATTGCTGCGGCCAGTCTTGGTAGAAAACGTCTTTGTCTTGATAAAAAATGAGTGGAAAACCGTCAGCATAAGCACCCGGCTGGTCTGTAAAATAACCTCCCGGAAATGAATAAACATCTTGTCCTACTACAGTCTTAAAATCCAAATAGTTGTCTTCAATCTGCTCCTTCAATTCAAAGGGCATCGTAAAGACATAATAATTGTTAATGTAGTTCAACAAATCCGCATCGGATAGCTGATCTGTGCTAGGAGCTCCGGTAATGTTTCTAACTTTTTGCTCAATATCTAATAGAGTCCACGTCATTTAATTCCTCATGCTGATTGTTTAACTGGCCTACATTGGAAAATGTATTTGTGAGATTTGACATACATCTCCGGATGACCTTCGATTCCCGGTTTGTAGCCATACTGAGCTTCTCCGCAGCTTTCCAAGTGATCTACAATCTCTCTTGGAAGCACATGCTCCATTCCGTGATATAATGTGTAGTTTTTCAACGGACAATTAGCACTGCTGTAGTGAAAATGCAAAGCTACGCCCGGATCTCGTCCATTTAAAAAAATGAATTTAACCATCTCTTGTTCTTTCGGCATTTGCTTAGCAATCACAATATTGCTTTCTTTAGTCTCTGGAAGTCCTGTAGGGTCTTGCTTTAAAATCTCTTCCCCTATAACTTCAGAACTTGCATCATTTAATTTGCTTTGTGTTCTTGCCATTTTAATTTCCTTTTTGGTGTGAACAAAGGAGCCAAAGCGATTTGTACTCGCCTTGGCTCTGTCTTTATTTATTTTTATTAGCTAGTAAACGGTGCGTCTAAAAATGCTTCATAACGAATAACGTCATTAATAGATCCGCAAACGTCTGTTCCAATTGTGATTCCAGATGTTCCAACGTTGTATTGTGTGTTGGAGATCCAGTTCGCAATTCCACCGCTTACATAAGCAGTGAAGCCAGTTGTGTTAATGTCGACCGTGAAACTTACACCCGGGTTAACGGCTGTAATTTTTCCACGCAAAGTATTAATTTGTGTCATGCCTACAACGCCAGAAAACGTAACAACTTCTCCGACAGCAGGTAATGCGCTTGTTGTAAGAACAACCGCTTGAGCCGCTGCTGAGATACCTGTAATTGTTATATTTGTTGGTGTCCAAAGGGCTGCATCACCTGTTTGATAAGGTGTGAAACCGTTTGTTGTCGACAGAGCAAATACTGGAGTTCCTGCTGTAGAAATTGTTTTAGCATAAGCATTTGTCATGCCGTAAAACCACTCAGAATCAAAGACTCCAACTCCACTTGCTAATGTTGTTTCGTTTACAAGATGTATTTTGGAAGGTGTAAACCCTAAATTAAGGTTGTATGCGCTTCCTGTTGCAACGAAAGTTCCTTCTTTATAAATCATATAGATCCCTCCCTTATGAGTGTGTTGCTGTTAAGCGAGTGATCCAGTTGTCGTTCAAAATCCTTGTAGCAAAAGGATATTTATAACCGACTGTACCTCGTTGATTGAGAGGATCTGCTGTACCAGAAGCACCTAATGGCTTCACAATAAATTCAGCTTCTTTAGCACCAAGTCTTACAACACCATATGACTCTTGACCGAGGATAAAGTTGCTGTAAACATTTGGAGATGCGCCGTTACTATAGCCGTTTGTGTTAAGCAGCCATCGAACGTTTCTTGTTGCTCCCCATTCCGCTTCTAAAGCATTCATCATTCTGTTACTTTATGACCTATTTCTAGGCGGGGAAACCTCTTCGGATCTCCCTCACGACCTTTATTTATTCGTCGTGTTCAGACTATCGCATCGCCTTTCGGCGTTTTCTCACTTAGTCGTTTAGGCTGCCAGCTCGGCTTGCCCCATGTCACCCTGTCGGGCTTCCATGTCAATCAGAGAAAATTTTAAAACCCCATAAAGTTTAGGGTTTGGATAGTTTGCAGATGCAATAAAGCTAGAAACAGCTTCTAAGTCATCTTGCAGATCTACGCTCATAAATCCCCAGTAACTCATCCTTACAGGAGCCGTACCTATCTTCATTTCTCCGGGGAGAGGATTTGTCATGAGGCGCGCATTTCCCTGTCTAAGAGCAATGATTGCTGTTTGAATATCAGCATCTGTGATCTCAGTAGGTGTCGATCCGTTCAAGCCGTTTGAGCATAAAATTGTAGACGCAGTAGAAACCATCATGTCTCTAACGAGCGTGTCAATTGTTAAACCAAGTTGTAACGAAAGAACTTTTGTAGATTCGTTCAACACTCGGTCTTGCACAACATATTGAACTTGGTCTGTAATCGTTACAAACGACCCATACCAGTTAATTTGTGCTTTGAAGTCTGTTACGCTAAGTTGATCGCCCGGAGGTGTTTGTCCATCGGTAAGAGGAACTGTAGCTGCTGTCAATGTTCCATATCGTCTAAATACCATTTGATCGCCGCTATTAAGAGGAATTTGTCTTTTTTGGGCGAAATGATCGTAAATGAAATATGGTCGTGCTAACGCCAATAAAAGACGGTCAAAATACGTTCTGATCTCTGGCGGTAGTTGTGTTAATGTTGTAATTGCCATAATTTCCTTTCTGTTTTTTAAATCCCTTCAAGGTTTTTGGCTGCCATCTCAAGAAACTCTTTGTCAGACATAGTCGCAAAATAATCGGCCTTACTTAGCACGCTTTGACCGCCAGCAGATGATAAAGTCCCCGGCTTTCTAGCGTTTTCTACGATCTTTTGAGCATCAATGCTCTTTTGCGTTGCCTTTGGTTCGACCATTTGAGGTTGAACCTGTGGTTGCTGAGATTGCTTTGCCATCATTCCAAGTTCATAGGCAAATAACGCTTTGTTACGAGCCCCTTGGATTCCCTCTAGGAGATGTGGTTTACTTCGTACAAGAGGTGCAACGTATTTCTCGATGACCTCTGCATAATCGGGATGCTGCTGTGCAACCTGTAGTTCTTCGATGCGCTCTACATAATTAGCCTCTTTTTGCTTCCAAGCCCTTTCGATATCCCCAACATTGGGAATGTCATCCTTGTTCATACCTTCGAACATTGGCTTTTCTTGCTCTTGAGGCTGCTGTATCCTCTGTGATACATTAGCCCGCATCATCTCTAGGTTGTTACGCAACTCCTCGATTTGCGCCTGTTTAGAACTCATTTCCTCTCTAAGAGCTTTGAAGTTCATCTCTTGTTCTTTTGGAGCTTCTACCTTGCTACTGTCGACAGCAACAGGCTCCTCAATGGGCTTTTCAGCGACAGCAGACTGATCCGCCATCTCTTTTCTTACCCCAGCGAGAATCTCCTTATTAACAACAGATTCGTCTAGCGTTTCTTGATAAGAGTTTGTTCCACTATCTTGACCCCCGGCGACAGGATCTGTAACGCCCGCAAAACTTTTCATATCGATATCAGTTGACATTTCCGTTTTTCCTTTCCTTGGTTAGGATACGATTGCCTTTAACTTTTCTCCCTGCTCCATGACTCTTGCTGACGCGTCGGACGCTTTATCAGAAAGAAGGTTTGGATCAAGGGGTACATCGGGAGGCGCAGATAATTCGGGCCTAAACTCGAATATCCCCGCCTTGTTGTCGACATACCAAACTAAAATCCCCAGAATTGCTGGAGGTTTTTTGTAATATGCTTTAATCGCCTCTCTATAAACTCCAGTCCCAAGCCTTTCACTTGCCGGCCTGTCCTGTTTGGCTGCGTAGACGATGTAAAATGGCGTCTTGACCTTTTTCATGGAGTTAGCAAATTCCTCGACCTTAAGCCAAGTATTCATCCCCCATTCGTCTCTTGATTCACCGATTGTTTGAGCCATATTTTACCTATTCAGCTGCAGAATAATGTTTCATTTGGCTCTTGATCTTTCCTTGATCTGAACTATATCCAGCTTTTCCAGATTGACCATAAGCGATATCCATCGCTTCGCTTTTAAAATCCCCCATTCCTTCTCCTTTTAGTTTCTTGCCTTGAGAAGGAACCGATGGGACGTCTTCTTCGTGTTTTTTCATACGTTTCCTTATTTTTGTTTGCGCAATTTCCCTAACGTTACAGCCAACCTCGCGCGCTTGCCCGTAACACCGCCTTTCTTTGCAGCGGCTTTTATCTTTGAAGCTGGGATCTTTTTGGTTTTTTTTGACACACCGAGTGTCTTTCGTAAAGATCCCACTTTAGAGATAGCTTTTTGAATCCACTTCTTAGCCATATTTCCTGCCCTTTCCATGCTCTTTTCTCTCATATTCCATAGGCTCTAAAGGTTTTACGTTGTATCCATAAGGTTGTTCCCATTCACAAACTTCATGATCTAAAGATCTGCTGTAGGAATCGGACATCTCTTTCAGGTGATAGGCCTCAGGAAGCTCCGGAAAATGACTTAAACTGTCTTGCATACTCATATTTACCTCTTGCATCGCTGCATACACTTAATTTGAATTTTAACAGTTACGACATATAATTAAAATTTTAATTTAACATTAGGTCGTGGTTTCTGCCTTAACTGCTTTTTTCGTATTTTCCTCTTCGGGTTTCTCAGCAATCGCTTTGATTATCTCTACCTGTCTCATCAAATGCTCAAGATCCATCCCTTGAAGCTCTTTGACCGCCTTGACAAGATTCAACGCCGATGCGCTTCTTTCTTCTTCGGCTTTGTTGATTCTTTCGGCATTTAACGCCTGATCTAATTGAATTTTGGCCAATCTTTCTGCTGCTAACGACTGATCCGATTGAGCCTTTGCATCAACAGACTTAGTGAGCATGGCTTGATTTTCCATAGCGAGCTGTGTCTGCATTTGCTGTGCTTGCTGTTGGGCTTGGGCTTGGGCTGCAATACGGTCTCTCATCGGTTTCTTGTCATGCAGCGTTGAATTGTCAATAAGATCACTATCAGCAACCTGTACGCCGACAGCTTTGAGAGCCATAAGTTGTGCGAATTGCGATTCTCTTTGTGTGTCTGTGAGAATCCCTTCTTCAACAACAACGTTATATTTAGCAAAAGTTTTGCTGAAAAATTCTGGCGTTGGATCTTTTTTGGTGATTAATCTGATTTTTTCTGGCGTGTAGTTCTTCTGAATGAGATCAAGTGTCTTTTGCCCTAAAAGCTTTTGAGATTCTCTAAGCCCGTCAAACAAGTCTTGCAAGTTGATTAATCCTGCGGACTGTCTCATTTTGCTTAAAATTCCAGCCGTCTCAATTTTGTCGTTTTCTGCCATGCCAAAAAGCTCAGAATTGACCCCGGCAATTTCCATGATGTCTTTCTCAAATTCTGCTTCTAATTGGAACATGCTAGGATTGATTCCGGGAGCTTCTAGTCGGAAAACGTCGCTCATTTGCGCTTCTGGCTTGACGAATATCACCTGACCTTGACCTGACTTAAATAAAGCATTAGGATTGCTTACGCTGTTAGTCTTGGCGATCCAGCCCGTATTTAACTGGCTGTCCAAAATATCGACCATCTTAGATCGGCGTTTATTAAGTTCCGTCTGCGGATCTCTGACGATCCTTACTAAAGACTGGATTTTCCATGTAAAAAGGTCGTAGGAAGGCTCAAATATTGCAAACGTCGGCACGAACGGGTAATCTGTCAGACCGTCCGGGTTTTCTCCATAATAAATAAGCTCTCCCTCTACAATAACACCCAGTTCTACTCTCTTAACAGGCTTCTTTATGACTTCAATCTGCGGGAAAGTTTCTCTAAATAATCGTAGTCTTTGTCTGTCGCCATCCCATTCCCTTGTCTCCCCAGTTTCCATATCCACGAGAACGTCTTTCATCTCGTATCTCGTGCGCCAATATTCGCTATAGTTCATTAACTTCTGCATTCCCCATTGGCGGGCAAAAGGAAGATAGGTAAATTTATCGTCGCGACTTCCCCATGGAAGAGATTCAATGAGATCCTGTTTCTTTGGATGCAACGAAATAATGTCTGATCGACTTAGAAATTTACGTCTTGCCACAAAGGAACAGTCTTCCAGCGATCTTTTAGTGAAAAATGGATCAAGAATTACAGCATTCCATGCGTCATGGTGAAACTTCACATCCCCCGATACAGGATCAGATCTATAATCCATGTAAGGCGAGATAAAGCTTAGTCCCGTTGTCAGCGCGCCTTTAAAAGCCTCGCTAATCATCTCATAGCCACCCGCCTGCTGCATAACGTACTGGATAACATCTGTAAACAGCTCTGCGGTTTCTTCCGACGCATTTTCTATCGGGCTTACGATAGTAGAAAGGCGGTTCTTTCTCTGATACCCCTGAACTAAATTAATTAATCTTCTTATCTTATTATAAGTAAATGCGCTTCTTCTCTGATTGTTTAAGTAGCTTAATTCTTCTAAACTCCACTGGTTTCCTAAATAATAACTAAGGTCTTTATAGGCCTCTGCGTAAAAAGTGTTCCAAAGTTGGTACGCCCTCTCATAGCTTTCCCCAAAGTCCTTAATGACGTCTTGGTGCTTTTCTAATCTTGGGTCTGACGAAATCTTATCTTTATAGCTAGACAAAAAATCTTTGGAATCTTGAGAATAGGTATAGTCTGACATTGGGCTAGACATGGTGCGTCCTGTGTATAATTCAAATTTGAATTATATACTAAAAATTATTTTACTCTCTAGTTATAAGTGAATTTGATAGACTTAAAAGAAAATGAGATCATTTTATGGTAAAACTTTCCGATGTTTGTGAATTTGTCCCTTATCCGCCAAAGACCCCACTTGAGGTTTTAAACGAACTCCAAGCAAAAAAAGACAACAAAGAAACTTTGACCAAAGAAGAATCGGTTCTCTACAATTCTCTTATGAAAGAAAAAAAATCTTATGACGCTCTTGATCTAAAACGTAAAGAACGCAAAGACGAACTTTGTAAAAGTTTTCCTAATGCGCCTAAAGCTAAATTTGGTGATTATTACGGATATAACGGAGAGCCTATTTCCCTTTGGGAATGGTCATCTTTATTTCAAAAGGACAGGCACATCGGCACTGATTTTATCGGGAAATTTAAAATAAGCACCGTTTATATGGGGCTCGATCATGGAATTTTTTCTGACAAACTTCAAATCTTCGAAACTATGATTTTTACAGAAGATGATAAGAAAAATAAGTTTGCAGATTTTCAAGAACGCTACGCCACCTTAGAAGAAGCAAAAGAAGGTCATAAGAAAGCGTGTGAGTTAGTAAGAAATTTTCTCAAAACGAAAAATGTTAAACATAAGAAATAATGCTAGCTTAGCTCAATGGTAGAGCCTCTGATCTGTAATCAGGTGGTTGTGGGTTCAAGTCCTGCAGCTAGCATTAGGGCAATAGCTCATCGGTTAGAGCGGTTGGCTTATAACCAATTGGTGGTAGGTTCAATTCCTACTTGCCCTATCTTTAAAGACGGATGGCTAGGCCTTTCACCTAGATCTGACGTTTAATGTGCGTCGCTCTAATTCTTGAGCTACCACCCGTTGTTCTTAGTCGCCTTTAATTACGTCTTTCTTCTCTTTAGCTTCTTCTAGTAGAGCCTGCTGGTAATGTTCTTCGCAATAGCACTTAAAACCCTCAAACATTCCCAGACTTTCCGCCTTACAGGTAGCATATCCATCATAATCTAGCTTCCCACACACACTACACTTAATTAGAGGCTTTCTGCCACACTTGTTTAACACTATCACTATGGTGACACCAATGACGCCGGAATCGTCGCGCTGGCCTCAACCGTGGGCGACGCCCCTTGCGTCTCATCAACCGCATCTGTTGACGTTCCCTGAGAATGAATCATATTAATGCTGTACGTGCAGCTCGTCAGAAGAAATAACGCTATAATGCTAAATCCTTTCATTTTGCCACCGTCGCGTCATGTTCATGTGATAAATCCACATCTATGCCCGTCTCAGCCTGAATCATCTCTTCACAAGCCTCCTCAATCGCATTATCCGGCCCTAACCATAAATATGACCCATATCCAACCAATCCAGCCATAATCACAATGAAAATCCCCATCAAAAACTTTTTGTTATCAATAAAAAATTGCTTCATATTTCCCTCTTTTTTCTTAGTTTTATGGCCCCGGATTCGGCTTTGGAATCTTGTCCGGAGCTTTTGGCACAGGCGTCGGGCTTATCGGAGACATCGGCGACTGCGGTACTGGACTAGGCGGAAGCGGAACTTTTACTCTCATCTTTCACCGCCGGTTTGCCTTCTTTTGCTTTAAAAAATAACGCATCTAACCCAATATCTCGGATTGTCTGCCTTACAATCTGCCTGATATAACACTCTAAGCACATCGCCTCTCCATCAAATTCCCAGTTCTTTGGCTGATTAGGCGGATTCACTAGAAAAAATGCTGTTGCTGAACTCTTTCCGCAATCAACACAGGTATAAACCTTAGGCTCCATCGATCTTGTTGGTTTAACTTCTTCTGGTTTTGCTTCGACTACTTGCTCTTCCATTCTTTTTCTCCTCAAATTTCATGTCTATAAATATATAATGTTTGTTGTAAACTCCAACCCCTTCTCCAAGCACTGTAGAGGCAAGCCTCTTTCCTGCCATTCCTTGCCTATTACAATGTTCTAACGCTAGGTCTATAACATGTCCCAGTCTCTCCACATCATCTAAATCGCATCTTAAACACAGATCATTCCTCTTTGTCACGTCCTCACCGAATTTGTAGGAAGTCCATTGAATAGCTGCTCCGGTATCCCATATGGCCAGTAGTATTGGAACGGCCCTCCATAAGGCGGAATCTGCACACTAACCCTACCAGCCCCGCCAGCACCCCCAACAGCCCCTTGGTACGCACTTCCGGGCAAAGGCCATGGATACTGCCTTGTCCTAGAAGGGTCTTGAATAGACACCCTTCCTGACGTTCCTTGCCCATAGCCCCCAGCCCCACCCGTAGAGATGTTGTTTATTTGTCCCATCTTTCAAGCTCCTTATCCAATAACTCCGTTGCAAAACTCGCAAAGTCCTTCTCGTCCTCAAAAATCTCCTTCCCAAAACCATCCGCTATGTACTTTATCCGCTCAAAAAATGCTGCCCTCTTCTCAGGACTTAAACTCCCAAAAATCGAAGAAAATACCGTGAGCATGATCTTTTCTACTTGCTCAAATCTCCCCTCATGTGCCATGATCTTTAAGCATTCAATGAATATAACATAGGAAGACACGGCAAACTGTGCGTTAATATCCTCTTCCATACTTTCGCTCTCGTCGTAGTCCATCGCCACCCCGTGGATAATCACTGGCGTTGCCCTAATTCCACACGCCAAAACTCATTGTACAATTAATTTCTTTATACTCAAACATTTTTTATCATGTCAAGTAAATCTTTTTTTGCTTTTTCCTTTAACTTAATCTCAATTTTCCCTAACCTTTATCCATTAAATCACAAAAGAATGAGAATTTTATGAAAAATATGAGAACAGTAACCCACCTTTCACTAGAAGAACGCCTCACTATCGAAACTTACCTCAAAAATAATCCAAACGCCTCTTTGCTCTCTTTGGTACGCTTCATGAAAAGAAATGCTAAAACAATCGCAATCGAAGTTAACCGTAATGGCGGAAAAATCGGCTATAATGCTAAAATAGCCCACGAAAAAGCCTTGTCGAGACAAAACAGAAGAGGCCCTTACAGCAAGCTCTTTACTACACAAGAAATTGCTACAATCGAAGACTTATTAGCAAAAAATGCATCAAAATTCACCATTTATACCACCCTCGGGTGTGGTCTCGGTCGACTTAATCTGTATCTAGCTACTAGAAACCTTCAACAACAGCCCGCCCCTCAACAAACTTCAGATTCTACACAAATGATCTTGGAAATTCTCTCAGATCAAGTCAAATCATTAACAGTTCAAGTCAACCAATTAAAGGAATTATATGACAACATTACAAAAAACTAAAGATTACTCAATATTTAAAAAAAATAAATGTAATAGAATTTTAGATACTTCTAACCTAGCCCGTATCAGACAGTCTATTCTCACCCAAAACCTCCTAGAACTCCGCCCTATCGTCGTTAACTCAGATATGGAAGTCATCGACGGTCAACACCGCCTAGCCGTTGCTCAGGAATTAGGCCTAGAAATCTTCTACTTGATTGACGTAAAAGCTAAAGACGAAAACATCATCCTTCTTAACTGTAACCAAAAAAGTTGGAACGCTTCCGACTATCTCAACTACTATATCAATCAAGGAAACCAAGAATATATCCGCTTCAACCAATTCCTAGAAAAACACCACCTCGTCATCTCAAACGCCCTCTTACTTCTCCTCAAAAACGGTATGGATACACGTGCCTCTTTTGAAATTTTTAGAACAGGAAACTTTATATTCCCCTCTGCCGTGGAAATTATCGAAGTCAATAATAACCTTGCCTTCATTAATACCGTCATCGACTACATCAAAACTAAAACTTCAGGAAATAAGGCTTACCTACAAAGAAAAACCTTCTTCACCTCAACCCTCGAGTTCTTCTCCTCAAAATATGTTGATAAAGACACTTTTATGAAAAAATTAGAGTTCCGCATCGACCTTATGCACCCTTGCACAAAACGATCGGAATATAAATACATCCTAAAACAAATCTATAACTTTAGAAATAATAACCCATTAACAGACAATCAGATCTAATCTAGATAGACTAAGTTCTCACATATTAGAGAGCTTAGTCTATTGTGTTTCTCAACTCAATCCTTGTAAGGGTCATAGGTTCTAGCATCAGCCATGCATACTCCAATCGGCTTCAACGTATGCAGTATCTTCACCGTTTCAGTATGCGCGCCTAAAACAGCTTCTATTCTCTTATAGGCTTGCGGAGCTTCGTCTAAATCTCCTCCACGAAGTTCAACGCCCGCATCTTTAATCCACTTCTGCATAGCTTCTTTGCTGACAAGTCCCTCTGTAAGCTGTTTTCCTGTTCTCCTGTCTCTCTTTCCTTTCGCTTGAGTTCTTCCCATCGCACGCCCTGCTCCGTGGACTGTAGAATAAAGAGAAGCTTTTGACTGAGGACTTTCAATTCCCTCGAGAATTACGGATATATCCCCCATAGAGCCACCAACAAATCCTTTTTGTCCCGGAAAAGCCGGCGTTGACCCCTTTCGTACAACCCAAAAATCTTTGCCAAAATGATTCTCTTTCCAAGCAAAATTATGGTGATTATGAACCTCTTCGACAATCGTTCCTCTAAGGATTTGTGCAACCCGTTGGCACACCCAGTCTCTTCCTGCATAAGCATATTTTCCAGCAAGTTCCATACACGCAAGATACTGTTTTCCTAAATCTGAATCTTCTCTAAAAACAACGGGTGCAGCATGTATTCCGTCTACTCCTCCGCCCTCTTTGACAAAATGGGTAGCTATAGAATGTCCAAGTCCTCTAGAACCGAAATGGACACCAACCCAGCATCGTTCAAGATCATCAATAAAAATGTCAACATAGTGATTTCCTGCTCCAACAGTTCCCAATAGCCCACGCCATTAACACATATTCCTCCTTCAATAGCTAAAACGCCACCGACAGGGACAGAATAGCCAAGATGGTTGTCAGCACACAAAACTCCATAATCCGCCTTGGATTTCTCTAAAGCAGACAACATCTGATTTCTAACCTCTCCCTCTACTTCACCAAAAGTTATTAATTTTACCATTTAGCGCTCCACATCTCTTAAAAACTTGTCTATGTTAAATCGCCTGTAATGCGGAACTAGCCCTGCATTCCCCCTCCAAGGCGACCCTTTCCCCGTGTACCTACAAGCATTTTTCGCCTGCTGCTGCCTGTTATAGCCCCTTTGACACTCCAAGCACGTATTTGTTGACTTCCCGTGCAACGTGCAGAAATCACAATTGGGCTTCACCTGTCCGCATCCTCGGCATTTATGAGAGGGTAATTCCATCTTAACTTTTCCTCTTCTTCACTGGATTAAAATATTCCCTTATCGTCTCTTCTATCTCGGGAACTAACTCCTTTACATATTTATTATAAAAACAGTCCGTACAGACAACAAAATCTAAAACCATTACACAGGCCCCGCTAAATCTCTTTCCACATTTTGGACACGTCTTATAATCAGAAATTACTATATGTTGCATATCAGCTCCCTATTTTCTTTTTCTTCCAGTTATAAAACCCATACAGATTTAAGCCCACAGAGAATAAACAAAACGCTCCCTGAGAATAAAACCCTATGTAAAAGTCTCTTCCCATCCAATATATCGCACATCCCGTCCAGAGCAAAAAACAAAACCGCTTTCCCTTCACATTGAGCCATCTTCCCCACTTCCCACCCAAGGAAAATATCGTGTCGAGAATTTCTCCCGTCCAGTTTATGTCCATAACGCCCGAAACCATGTGCTAAATAGTTTTAAACCAGTTGCAATCTGCTTTTCTTCTTCTTCAGTGTAAATAACCTTGTCTTTTGCAATCAGCTCCATAGCAATAGCCATTTTATTTAAATAATTATTCCATCCCTCTTGTGTAAGACTCGCAGGGCTTCCGCAATCGTGCATACTTTTTAAAACAGGTGCTGCAATTGAAGCAATATAATAGCTTAAATCCCAAGAAGCTGTTTGATCGTAGCCACGAATAGCCCGCTGCCACGCCCATTTCAATCTTCTTGCACATTCACTACTCATATTCTGTATCCCACTGCTTTAACCAATTCTTTTTTTGCTCTTCTTGTTCTGCTGTCAAAGGCTTCGGAGCAACATACGGCGGAGGTTCGGGCAACTTCATGTAAACATCTATGCTCTCTAAGTCTCCCCACTTAAACATGTTAAATGTAGGTTCAAAACAACCTGCATTAATTACAACAACATAGTAATTTCCATTGAATAAATGAACTAAAACCTCGTCGTATTCACCTTCCTTATATTTTCCCTTAACAAACTTAATCCATCTTTTGTCCTTTTTTTTCGGTATCGGCATCCAATAAGAACTTCCTCCGTCCCCAATAGAAGGACAGCATGAATTAAGAACATCCAAAGTCTTATATCCCGTCTTTTTTCCGCACCAATACGCATCATGCCCCGGCGTTTCACAGACTAAAACCCTGTAATCACCGCTATACCAATCACACCCCAAAACAAGGCCTTTATTCGTTGGCGGGTTTTCTTTTAATGAAATCCATTCCATATTATCTCGCCATCCAAGCTAAAGCAACAATCGTGCCAAAAAGACAAATGAAACACGCACACAAAACAATACATTCAGGCCAACTCATTCTTTATCGAGCCTCCCCAACAAAAAACCCTATAACACCGCATACAAAACAAGTCATTATTGCTTTAGTCCAATCTACTTCCAAAATCTCCTCCCAAAGGCACAAGCTAATAAAAATGTTCCTCCACAAAATCCTAATATCGTCATAAAATCAATAAACCATGCTAAAGGCACTGCTTCTCCTTCACCCAAAGTTCCGCCCTATCGCCATAACGACAGGCGTATTTAAACCCTTCCTGCGTCAGTTTCCGTCTTTGAGGTTCTAACTCTTCTTCAGAACAGATAGGAGCGTCGCCATAGATACAACTAGATCGAATTATCTTATATTCTTTGTCACAAACATGCTTCAATAACAGAGAAAAAAAAGAAGCTGCTTCCTCCTGTCTACTCATGGAGGTCTTTAAGGAGTTATACACTATCCTTTGGTCCTCTTTGTGTTGGTAGAAAGAAGCCTTAAAAAATTCAAGTTCGCTTTTTAATCTCCTAATTTCGTCTCGTAGTTCCCGCTTGCTGACCATTATTTCTCCTCTCCTATATCGTCATATGACAGCCAACCGAGAATTTCCCAGTCCGTTTCGTCCTCACTTGTCCTGTTTTCACAGAAAAACCCTATACTAAAAACAACAGTTCCCGTCTCCTTATGTTTCGCCTTAAAGAAAATTGACCTTCCAAGCGGAGCTATCTCTTTCGGCTTAATCTCGGGAATTTCTGCCCATCCCTTAGCCGGAGAAGAAAAAAAGTCGTTGGTGAGATAACTATACTTCCTATCTCCCGTGATAGTTAAATAACATCGACCTATTTTTTTGTCCTCTTTCTCGTCTCCAACAATAAAAGCTAGCCACTTTCCAAGGGGTGGCAGCTCTACATCTACACTCGTATATTTTATCGGCATTTTATTCTCCTAATCCGTATAATCTGTTAAAACCATATCATCTTTAGATATCACTTTTAAACCATCCAAAACCTCATTTAATCTAGTCTGTAAAATACAAGTCTCGTAAATCCATCTCTTGCATTCTACCTCTAAATTGAAAGCATTGTCCTTCATACCGTTAAGATCTGCATTAAAACTTTGAGGAAGATTGCCTAAATAATCATCTATTACCTTAGGTAAATCCTGTATTTTCTTTAACAATTCAACCTGATCTTCTAAAATCTCAATTTCTACTTTCATCTTATCCCCCTAACTTAGCGTTACATCAGCTTTTGTTATCTCTTTCATCGAAGGAAGCTCGTATATTGTCGGTCTCTCCTCGTCCTTCATATTTAAAAACTTTACTACCTCATCCTGTTTTGCTGTCCAGCTAATATAATCATGATTTAATACCACCCAATAAGAACTATCGTTCCTAACTCCGCTACAAGATTCTCCCTGTTTGCTACTAGCCTTATGTAATATCAAATATTTTGTTGTCATTCTTGTTTCTCCTTTAATGACCCAATAAATTTCTTTACTTCCTCACAATCCTCGTACTTCCCCTTAAATAAAACTATGCAGCTTCCTGAATGATGATCTCCGGAAATAGGATCAAACGTTCCTAATTCGTTATACGCCAACATCGCTCTCTCAAGATTCTCCGCAAATAGAGGTTGCTCTTTCTTCTCATACCACACGCCACAATCGCATTTTCCATCAACTATTTTCGACTTGCATTTATCACATGTTTTTCGCATTTCTAGCCTTTTGTTAATCAAACAGCGGGTGATTCCTGTTGTACATCTCTTCCGCCTCTTTATCCGTTATCCCCTTCCCGCCGTCTACATTGATCTTGATCGCTATAGCCATATATCTTGCAGCATCCGCCCCGTGAGAATATTGGTCGTGCAGTGGCCTCATCTTATACGTACCGTGCTTGTCGTCAAATTCCTTCCGGTAATTCTCCAAACACTTTATTAACATTTTACACTTATCTGCGTCAATCCAAATTCTCGGAAAGATACCACGCAAAGCTTCAATGCCATCTTCCAATCTAAGCTTAAGCGTCGGCAGCGTGATAAATTTAAGACCCAGCCCTGCTCCAACTTCTTTGGCACTAAGCCCGCTACTGAATGCATGGCTGTCAATATCGTGCGGGGCAAAATTATCTGCATACACGTAATCCTTCCCGTTAAGAAACTCAACATAATGCGGAAGTCCTTCCCCCTGATTCTCGTAATAGTCAATGCAATGTATTTCATTGCTAACAATCTGATAGAAGATAATCGCAGTAGAATCACCATATCCGATATCCCAAGCCGTGTAAACCTGCTTTTGCCTATCCCACGGCACTTTGCCAATACGTCCTTCTTCACGGGCTGCCTCCATATATTGACTATAATAAGACCCTTCTATACCTAATGTAAAGGATGTATAAAATTCTTGCTGAATAAAATCTTCACTCATTCCCGCGTCTCTCTCTGCCTGAATCTCCTCTTTTGCCGGCACGCCCGTATCATCTGCCGTAAGCTTACTGCAAAACCACGCCGGATTGGCTACCGCCATATCATACATCTCTTTACCGTGATTAGCTCCTCTTGGAGTATACGCAAAGATCGCAAAGCCTCCGTTTTCTGCCAAAATAGGTCTTATCAATTCCCAAGCCTTCGGATTCTGAATAGCATACTCACTAAAAACACAGCCTATAGGATTCGTACCTACAATGTTATCGCATGAGTCTGTGCCTATGATCTGTATCAAAGAGCCGTTCTTTAGCCATAGTTTCATCTCTGTACTATTCGGCTTGCCCTTGATTAGAGCCTCCGGAATGTGATTTATGACCGCAAAGCCATCCTTATCTATACCATCCCAAAGAATTTTACGGCCCTGTGAGTAAGTCGGAAAGATGTAATAGTATATTCCCTTCTTCTTTACAGCCTCTTTAATGAGATAATTCCAGCAACACTTATCCTTACCATTCCTACGAGGCCATATAAGCACAGCGCGCCTCTTAGAGGCCATAGCAACGAAGAAAGCTTCTTGATAGCTTCGGCAGTGAAAGTTATAGGGTATTGTTAGATTGATTTCAGCGGGTTGGGTCTGTTGATTCTTTTTAATGTTTTCCAAGAGTCCTCTATATATATTAACAAGGTGGATTCACTTGTCTTTAAAAAAAACTTTACTTAGGAGTGTCGTTCACGGTTATATTAATAGCTGTTGTTGGAGCTTCTTCGGGGAATGTATCTCTGTAGCCTAGATGCTGTTTTGATAGCCAAATCATCATCTTAGTATCTTTATCTATAAGAGCCTTTTCCCACATGACCATAGAGAGCGTTTTCTTCCTGCCGGCTCTAGCTTTTTGCAAGACGTCGGAGAACCGCGCATAGAGCGTGTCTTTATGGCAACCTATGATTAAGGCGATACTTTCGACAGGCAACATTGACTCAGCTAATTTGACCAAAAGCTTTTCGTCTATTTCTTTTGGGGGTTGTCCGCCTTTATTCTTAACTTCTTTAGTCATATAGCCTTACTATAGTTGTTTATCAACATTCAAATTTAATATACAGGTAAAATAATTATTTGAAAAGAAAAAAGTAGAAAAAAGAAAGAAAAAGGCTTGTGGAAAAAGCTTCCATACGTTAAATTAGATTACATAAAACAAACCCATAGAGGAAAAAATGGCAAAGAACGAAGTAACAACAACAGACCTTTCAGAGTTCGGCTATCGTGAGCTTGATATAGTAAAAGAGTTAATTGAGGCAATGCAAAAGAACGGCTTTCCCGACGATTTTATTGAGGAAGAAGTAACGATTATGTTTAACAAGAACTCCGGCGAAGTGTTTTTCACAAACTCGGAGTTTCAAGTTTGTATGGTTGCGGATGGAAAGCTTTATTCTTTCTATAACTGTTGCAATTGCGGTCATGAAGGATATGAAGAAGAAGGCTTTAGCGGGGAAGATAAGAGCCTATGCGATGAGTGTAAGAAGAAAGAGGTAGAAGAGAAAGGAAATGAAGAAATTTAGATTTACCTTAAAGATTACAGAATTTAGAGACTACGAAATGGAAACGGAGAGCGAAAAGGAGGCTCTTAAACTAATACGAACGGGTGGTTTTCATGAAGAAGAAAATACCTATGAACTTACGGACGATTATAGTTGTGAATATGAAGAAGAACTAATTGAGATAAAAGAAATTAAGGAGAAAAACAATGAAAACACCTAATGAAAAAATGCTATGGAATGATTTTATTGCTTTAACAGCGAAGTATAAGGATACGTTGGTAGTGCCGGAGTTTTCTTATTATATGCTTCAGTTTGCGTTTAAATTAATGTTTCACAGCGCGCCTTCAAAAGAGGCCGTAAAAGAATTAACTGAAAATGCAATGAAAGATGCGTACGAATGTTATTTGGGGGAAAAGAACAATGGCTAAGAAAAGGAAAAAACAAGAAACCTGTCCGGGTTGTTTTATAAACGAACATTTACTTCATTTAGCAAGTAATTACCACAGTGCTTTTCCAGATACAGAGCTTGCGGATTTTTTTGGTATGCTAATAGAGCATAGCTATATGTTTGTTTACGCCAATTCTCCTAGTTATAGAGCTGCCGAAGAGTTATTTCAAGAGGCATTAGAGAACGCAAAGAAAACAGTTTTAGAATTTGAACAAGAGAAAAGCAATGAATCTTAAAGAATGGCTGAGGGTAAATGGAATTTCGATAACGACCTTTGCCGAAGAAAAGCTAGAGGTCTCCCGGCCAACGTTGTCGAAATACATTCACGGGAAGATAAAAATTCCTTTGGTCACGAGGCTAGCGATAGAGCATTTAACCGCCGGAGCTGTTAGGGTAGAAGACTGGAAAAATTAAACAAAAAAGGAGTTGAGAAATGAAAGAAAAAACCTCAAAAGAAGTAAGCAAGAAGGCTTATGATATTCACAAAGAAATTATAGATATTTTTATAAGAGAGAAATTAAATAAAATGGAAGGGACTATTATTCTTTCTACAATACTATCTCTTACTTTAGAAGAAACCACAAGAGATAAAGAACATAAAAAAGAAGTGCTAAAAACGTTATTCGCAGGTGAATTAAATGAGTAAATTTTATTATGAAGGGGTCTTTTACGACAATATGGACGACTTTGCTAAGGCAATAGAGCAATACACAAATTCTAAGATTTCTAACGTTACGGTTAACAGAATCTTAGAGGAAATGATCGTAAACATAGAAATCAATATAGACGAGTCTCCTATTACTAACGGCGAATTTAGAAAGCTTTGCTCTGATTTTTCGCTTAAGTTTATTGAGGCTTTCCGTAACATGAAGCCAACTGTTTCTTAAACTCTTGGGGGTCGAGGGCTAATGAAAGTTCGATCCCTTTATTTTTATCGTAATATACGTGGTCTAAGATCTTTACGTTGTCCATATAGTTTCCTGCTGTAAAACGAGGGGCTAGGTTGTCGGAGATATAAGCTCCTGCAAAAGAAATGTTTGCTCTACGGTTTTCTTCTTTTTGACCGGCGGGTCGCGGAATGTTCGGGTTAGGGGATGTAGACTTATCCCGAATACGTTTTCGAATCCAGTTACGGAGTGTTGCCCCATAGTCTCTATAAGATTTGCCTGTTGAGAGGAGGTAGTCTTTCATTTCTTCGATAAGGCCTGTGATAAACTCAAGGCTATGTTGCTTGGTGAGTTCTTCGTATTCAGATTTCTTAATCTTGATCTTATCTCCAAAAGCAATCATCTCTACCGCATCCCCTTTGGGGATTATAGGGGTATCTGTATTCTTTGTATTATTATATGTATTATTATACATGACATTTTTGTCATGACCCCCTGACATTTTTGTCATGGGGGGGTGACATTTTTGTCGTGTCGTAAACATTTTTTGAATCTCTGGGGAAATCCAGATATTTCTTGTAACTTGAATTCCGTCTTTTTTGATCTCGACCTTGATAAATTTTTGCTTATTTAAGGAAGATAACCAACGTTGAATAGTTCGGATATCGGTATCATAGAGTTGAGCGAAATATTCATTGGTTGCCCAACAATAGCCTTCTTCATGGCAAAGAGCTGTAATTTCTCCGTAAAGAAGCTTTGCTCCAGATTCTAAATCTCTGGAATATCTGACGTGTGCTGGAATGATGGCATAGAAGCTGGGGCTTTTAGTAATCGTTATTGAAGACATAAGTTCTCCTATAAGTTTTGGAGACCTTGCCAACCTTTGTCTGAAGATTCTTTTCCGCTTGATCTTTTTTGTTGTGCTTAATTATACTTAAGCTATAAGATCGAAGTGTTTTATTTATGAATCTTTAGACCTTGGGGACTGTTGGAGGTTGGCCAAGGTCTTTCTTTTTACAAGATACGCCATAGAATTATTTTAGATCAATCGAATAGTTTTTTTATGTCTGTGTGTTATGGGGAACACTTTTGAAATTCTTGCCAAAATCTCCGGTTGTAGCTATAACTTTCCATAAATAGGTATAAGTTATGGAATCTGTTTTATTTTGGGTGTTGATTAGTTTGATATTGTTTTTTATTCTATTAATATTCTATGTATATTTGTTATATAAAATATTTCAAGTTAAGCAATCTACTGACAAAGGAAACTTTATTATGAGTAAAACATTGGAAACGATAGAGTCGCAGTTAGTATTGTTGTTGCGGAACGGGTCAATTCAGCCGGTCAGGAGCGTTATTGATATCGAAGGAAACAAGAGGCTTGCTGTCAGTGCAGAGACGCGTAGAAAGATGAGCGAGAGCCAAAAGAGACGGCTTGCTGAGAAAAGGGCGAAAGGTGACAGCCTCCCGCCCGAATTTGGTCAAATTACTTAATAAGAGAAACTTTTTGTCCTACAGAAACTTTGGTGAATGGCTTTGTGGTAATCTCATCTGTTAAATTATTTGCCTTACAGATCGATTTCCAATCAACAGATTGGCTTTCGGAAAGGGTTATCTTAACGCCATTCCCTTTACAAGACCCGCCGTCGGTTTCTTCTAAGAGGGCTTCTCTAGCAATCTTTTCCAATTGTTTTGCTTCTTCCAGATCTGAGTAAGTTTTCTTCCAGAGATCAGCTTTTTTGATAAAAGCTTCAGAATCAATTTCTAGAAATTCTTCTTTTTTAACTTCCGGTTCGATGTCTTTTTCGACCATCTCCCAAAAGTTTGAAGCTATAGAAAAGAGGTATGCTTGTAGGTTTTTATCTTCTACGATCTCTACCAGAGCAGACTCTTT